CTATGACTGTAGTTCGTCGATCAGCACGCCCTCACCTTGCGGTTCGTCGTCGCCCTCCTCGCGGCTTCTGCATTCCACCAGCGCCATACGCACCAGATGCGCTACAAACCCATCACCCAGGCGTTGCGCCTCGATCATGGCCACCCAAAGCATTCCCTCAAGTTCCCGATACATGTGTATCTCCTCTGTTGAAGAGGAAATCTTAGGAAACCGTCACATTCCGGGACATCCTTCAACAGGTGGGGGTTCTCAGTCTCTCATTTCACCAGCCGCAGAAGCGGCTCGCCATCAGCGGCCATGTCCACCGCCTCAGCGAGGAAGGCACTCACAGCTTGCCCCTCGATCTTGGCGAGCGTGACAAGGAGGTCGATAATGCGGCGGTGCGCCGGGTCGACCCCATCAAGTTCAGCCCAAAGCTCAGCCAAAGGATCAGCTTTCAACTTTTCAGAAAGCCGCCTGAGCGTCTCGTTAAACCGCCGGGCATCATGTCCCGCCAACAACCCGTGCATCCGCCCTCCCAAATAATCCCGGAAAGCTGCCAAACATATGAAATGCAAAATTGTTTCAGGTGATCTTTTCCCCAATGGTACCCGCGAACGTTAAGCTAGGAAACCTCTATTGATCCGTCAGCACCGCAGCCGCACCTGACGACTGCCCACCTGCATTCGCTCGCCCGTGCGCTCGTTGACAACCCACCAATGCACGACATAGCGCCGCTCCGTCTCGCCCCTGAGGCAGGGCACGGCCGCCGCCACAATCCTTGTCCGCTCCGGCTGATCCTCGGGGATCTCGGGCGGCAGGCCGGCAAGCGCAAGCGATGGCACCAACCAAAACAGTATCGCCCGCATCAGCCCACCCCCAGCTTGTGCCCGATCCACTTCCAGAAGATTACCAGCACGCCACCAATCACGGCAGCCCCTGCCCCCAGCAGCATCTGCATGCCGATGAAGCGTTCCTTCCATGCGCGGATCTCGATGAATATTGGCTTGTTCTCTTGCAGATCGGCCGCCACGCGCTCGATCTTCGCCCGGCTTTCTGCCGCCTCGTCTTTCACTGCGTCAATCTGCGCATACATGCGTCGGCGACTGTCGCTGGATTCCTGCCGCGAAGCTTTTAAGTCCTCGGCAATGTGCTGCAACTGCTTCTCAATCCCGGTCAGTTGCCCCTTGAGTTCCCAAACCGTCTGCTCCGCATCAGCCATCCGTCATCGTCCCTTCAGCGCCTCGATCACCAGCGCTTGGCTGTTTGCCGTCATCACAGCCGCGCCTCCACTTTCAAAAAGCCGGAGAAATAGACCTTTCGCTCCTTGCCCGCAGGCGCCACCGCGAGCTGGTGATAGTAGCGGCCGGGCTGAAGCGCGCCCGTCTCGATCGACGTCAATGTAAATTCCACAGTCCCAGCCGCCGTCGAGATAGTCATGTCGCCAGTCTCGCGCTCGATCAGCGGCATCCCGCTTGCGCTTGCCGCCAGCTTCCATTCTATCGCAGCGCCCGTGAGCGCCTCCTTTTGTCCCAACTCGTCGAGAATGGGGAACCGCATCCCGAAGCCATAACCCTTGTCAATCGTATTAGTCATCGCGGCCGCCTTGCTATGAATATGGAACCCCAGGGGCCTCGCGCCGTGCGCAGCAGTTCCGCCGGCCGCCGCCCTGTTTCGATGAAAGGAAAGTTGGAGGGGCGGATAGCCCGTCGCTCGGTTACGCGCGGCGCGCGGGCGACGAAGAGCGAATAGGAAACCGTGTTGCTCTGATAGGTGACGGAAAGGGGCGCACCTGCCGTCCCCATCTCGCCGGGCACGACATCCAGCCGCCTGACCACGCGAACCAGCGCTTCGGCCCCGGTGACGGAGACAGCGCCCGGCGCAAGGATCGTCTGGCGAAGCGCCAGCATGTCGATATCGGCGCCAGCGACGACAACTGCCGCCGGCTGCAATCCAATCTGCCGTGTGATCCGCATGCCCAGGCTGCCGCCCGTCAACGAAAGCAAAACAGGCTGCGCTACCAGTCGCCGCGCCACGCGCATCGAGAGGGACGCGCCTGCAAGGGAGGAAGAGCCCGGAGTGACAGAGAGCCGCCGCGCCAGCGTCAGCGCCAGACTTTGCCCCGTGATATCAAGTGCGGCTGGCTGCAGCGGCAGCCCGTATTGCCGGTTGGCCGCAAGCGCGCGACCAGTGATGGCGGTCGAGGCCGCGCCTAGAGTGAGGACCCGGGTTGCCCGCAGCCCGATCGAGCCGCCCCCGATCGCCACCGAACCCGGCTGCGCGATCATCCCATAGACCTTGCGCTGCGTGGCCGGCGCAATCAGCCGGCTGAGGCTGGAGCCGGGCATCAGGCCTCCCAGATCTCGAAGATGGCAGCCCCGAAGGCGTTATTGCTTGTGGTATCGTTCGGCCCGCCCGCCTTGATCGCCGTGGAAGCGACAAGCGTCTCGACGCCGTAAGCCATATCCCAGGTCAGAGAAGCCCCAGGCGTCAGGCCTGAAACGACGAAGGTCGCCTCCTGCGTCACCATTGCCGTTGCCACGGCAGTGTTTTTCAGCCCGCCGATCGGCGAAACGCGACCGATGATGGTCGAGCCCTGCAGCACCCCAAGCAGAATGCTCGGCATGGTAACGGCACCATGAATGGTGCAGACCAGGCGAACCATCACCTTGCCGTTTGCTGGCACAGTGAAGCTGTTGCGCAGATTGGTCGTACTCATCGCGGTCATCGCGAGGTTCGCCGTCGTCGCCCAGGTCACGGCAGTCGTCGGGTCATACACTATGTTGGCAAGGCAAGCCATCGGGCCATCCTTCAGGAAATGGTGAGAAAGCCGGACGGCATCGGAATCGCGACGGCCTCGCCATCACCAATGACAATGGACGCGCCATAGTCGATGTACCCGATCAGCGGATCGGCCGGCGATGTCGGGGTGTCATTGTAGAACACGAAATAGCGGATGGGCCCGACACTGCCGCCGCTTGCGGTGAAAACCTCATCGGCCGCGTCAATAGTGACGATCCCAGCTGCCTCAGAAACGATCACGGTGTCGAGTACCAACCCGCCACCAGCGCCGCCGGTATAGCCGCCGCCCGTGGCGATCTGGCCAATATCGGCAAGCACCGTGTGCGTTGCCACATTCGGGGTCGTGTTGGTAAAGGCGACCTTGATCGTGTGCGCACCGAAATTGTGGACGCCCCGGGCAAGCTGCTCGGAAAAGTCCTGATACTTGGTCAGCGTGGAAGAAGGCATAGTTCAGATCTCCTGTTTCAAAGGTCCGTATGCGCGGCCATCATGCGCCTTTCGCCTTCGCAACCGCCTTCATCACCGTATGCCCGCCCATATAGAGGCCGGTATAGATGGTGAAGATGCCGAGGAAGGTTGCGAGATCGAGACCGATTTCGATCTGGATGGCGGTCCCTGCCGACCACAACGCCGCATTAACGACCGGCCGCAGAAAGGCAAACCACGCGGTGAGGAACAGCATGAGCCACATGCCGGCCGGCCGCCACATCCAGCCGAACCGGCTTTCCGAGTTCATCTCGGCCAGCATCAGCTCGTTGGAAAGCTCCTGGCCGCGTGTGTAGGCAAGAATGATTTCCGGCGATGCTTCCACGGCGCCAATCGCCGCCTCGAGCTGCAGCTCAGGCAGTTTCGGCAGGTCTTGCGGTGAAACGCCCGCCTGCCCGGCGATCGCGTCGATCACGGCACCGCCGACCGATCCGGCGACGCCACCGACATGCTTTTCGAGGATTGACTTGACCATCGGTGCGCCAACCTTTGCGGCAACGTCGATCAATATGGACGCGACGACACTCATGTGTTGATCTCCTCATCGGATCAGAGCCTTGGAAAGATGAACTCAGACGACGGCTTCACGGCCGCTCCAGGTGTTGAAGCGGCGCGCGATCACGTCGCGCTTGCGCCAGGCCACGAAGACCAGCACGCCGAGAACAGCGACAGCGGCACCCGCGGCAATCCAGCCCCAGGGCAAGCCCGTGGCGAGAGCCGCACCGCCGGCAGCAACACCGCCCGCAACGCTCTTCGTGGTTGCCTCGCCTGCAACGGCTGCCTCGCGCCGCAGCTGCGCAATCGTCGCCGGACCGATGATGCCGTCTGCCTTGAGGTGCGGATGGGCCTTCTGGAAAGCCAGAACCGCAGCTGTCGTCTTCGCGCCCATCCAGCCGTCAACCTTGCCGGGATCAAAGCCAGCCTTGACCAGCAGCCCCTGCACCTCACGCACCACCTCGTCGGGCCCGGAAGGCTGGGTTGCCTGCTCAGTCCGCTGCACGCCTTCAGGCTTGGTCAGGCGGTGGTCGCCATAATCCCCATGCAAGAAGAGCGCGGCCTCTTCCTTCCGCCGGCGCACCAGCCCCGGCAGCCTCCGGCCCTTGGCCGTGTTATAGTTGCTGCCGAGAATGGAGGCTGCCCCGGAGACATCGCCCCGCCGCCAGGCCTCAGCCCAGCGCCAGCCCATGGCGCCCGTGCCCAGGTTGAAGATCGCACTGGTCGCCGCATCCATCTGCTGCTGAGAGCGATCAGCGGGCGAATTCTTCACAACAGCCGGCTCGAATTCCGCCGCCAGCACCTCGGCAAAGATCGCATCGCATTGCGCCATGGTGATCTTCGTCTTGCCGGGCACCAGCTTGGTGATCCGGATCTTGGCGAGCGCCCGCCGAACGGCAGCGCTGCGCATCGTGAAGCCGGTTCCGATGGTCGGAACATCAACGGAATCGAGATAGCAGGTCAAAACAATGCCTTCATGGCCACGCGTAAAGGCGCGGCCACGCGGTGACGTGGTCGTGATCATGGGAGTGGCTCCACCAAGGACTAACGAAGTTTATGGAAGTGAATTAGGGGCTCGAAGCGAGCCCATGCTGGATACCGTTGAAACTCATCAGGGATAATTTCGCTATCCGTGAGCGGACATGACGCAGCGTTTCGGATCAAAGTAGCGTATGCTGACGAAGCCAGGCGATGAGGTTACGAGCGATCATCAGAGACCCGCGTCCGTTGAGATGAAGAACATCCGCATTGATGAGGGTGCCGCCCACTTGATAAATTGGGAGGCCGTTCGAACACAGATGCGACTTCATCGAGAAGAACCGATCGGGGGCTACAAGCTGGTCTAGCCCATCTTCCCCATCGCATCCAATGCGGAGCCTGGAGGCGAGCAACGTTCCAAAGTCATCGCTACGGAGGTTTTGGGCGATGATGTCCGATGGGTTCGCCCGGTACAGCAGAGGACGGCCAACGAGAACGACAGGGGTTCCAACCCTCCTGAATGTCTCCAGTGTTTCGCCGAACCCCGCACGCATTGCATCCAACTCTTGGAAGCTCGCAGCTATGACCAGATCGTAGTGGTTCGCGGGCAGAATTTCGTCAAAAAACTGGTCCATGTTGGACCGGCAGTTTGGGTTGTCCTTTGCGGCAACGCCTCGCACAGGAGGACAAACAGACGAGGCCCAGATCAACACGTTGGCCTCCTCCGCAAGGAGGGTATGCAGTCCTGCGGCGAGATGATTGGCGGTGCTGTCGCCGAGCAGCAGCACGTTCTTTTTCCCGTTGTTTGCCGCTGTGAAGCAGGCTGGGTCTTTCTCGTCTGGCTTCTGAGTGGGGAGCGCGAAACAATCGCGAGGGTAATGTGTAACGCCTTCGTCGAACCGGGTCGGATCAATCAGTGTCATCGCTGCACCGGGAAAGCGCCAAGGCCACCCGTCTCCAGACCAGACCACCACGGCGGGGGCGATAACCAGTGACGCGCCAACGAAGCATGCCGACATGGCCATTCTTGAGCTTATCGCCTTCGAGTGCCGGAACGGCGTCTCTACGAGATGATAGCTTGCCGAAGCGAGGGCAACAGATATCGCGCAGATCGCAGCCTGTCCCCACAGGGTCGGCGAACTGCCAGATGCATATTCCCAAAAGACGATTGCCGGCCAGTGAACGAGATACAGCGAGTAGCTGATCAACCCGCAATAGACCATCGGGCGATTTCCAATGATGATCCGACCGGCCTTGCACTGTCCGGAGAATATCACCAAGGCCGCACCAAGGCATGGCAGCACAGCGTTGTAGGTCGGGAAAACCGTCTCTTTGGAATAAAACAACACCGGCCAGATGATGCAGGCTAAGCCCGCCAGCAAGCCGATCCACGACCCGAAAGCCTTGTCTGCTCCGGACTTCCTTTCTGTAAGCGCCAGTAGGGCGCCGATCAGCAATTCGAAAGCGCGGAATGGAAGCAAATAGTAGATCATCGCCTGATCAGCCATTTTGGCGATGCTAAGCAGCAGGCTTGCCGACAAGAGTGCAGCAATCACGGCCAGACGAACGCCTCCCCCCCTGACCTTCATCAGAAAGATCATCGCGACCGGCCATACAAGATAGAATTGCTCCTCCATGCTCAGCGACCATGTGTGAAGCAGAGGTTTCAACCTCGTTGAGGTGTCAAAATATCCACTTTCACCGTAGAAGAAGAAATTCGAAAAGCTCAAAACCGCCGCGACGGCCGACCCGGCCAACTCCTGAAAAAGAGATGGCGGGAAGATCAGGCAGGCAACAATGGATGATCCCGTGACCGTAGCCAGAAGTGCAGGGAAAAGCCTACGCACCCGGCCGGTATAGAACGCGCTCAAATCGAAGCGCCCAGTGCGCTCGATTTCGTTCCGGATCTTCAAGGTGATAAGATAACCAGATATGACCAAAAACACGTCTACCCCGACAAAACCGCCGGGGAAGACAGGCGCGCCAACATGATAGAACAGGACTGAGAGAACCGCGATCGCTCTCAGTCCCGTGATGTCGTTTCGCATTGTGCTCGTCGTCATGGTTGCGGTTTACCACAACCTTCACGGGCGACAAGTCACAGCGCATACATTACAAAGTCGTCAGAAATCAGCGTCACTTGCACAGAGACCTCCGTCCCGTCGTGCGCGGCAGGCAGTGTGATCCTCACGTTCGCCAAGCCTGTTCCCGTGGTCATGCCAATCGAAAACCGGTCACCAGATCCGGGGGCCTGTGTCTGCGTTCCAGCCGTAACAGACATGGCACCCACGTTGTCTCTGATCACCATAAAAGTTTGGTGACTGATGCATTCACCCACCCCAGTCACGGTCCCCATTGCGACCACCTCGACACGGGCGCTTTTGTAGGTTGCGCCCATTGCAAGGACTTGGACGACATCAAGTGTCATCGCTCCGCCTGTGAATGTCTTGCGGTTACCCAACTCGGATTTCAGGGAAGTCTGGATGATTGAAACGCGAACACACCCAGAGAACACTGAAGATGGTGGTGAGACGCCTGCGCCGCCGTAGTTGCAGCCTACCTCCGTATAGGTGTCGACATTCGTCAGGCTTCTGATTCCCAAAACCTCGCCATCAAACTGGCAGTTAACGATCGCGATGTTGTGCTTGTAGAAGTTCGACGTTGTCGAGCCCGTGAGCGTCACACAGACATCGCAGAAGTTAAAGTGCACGCCAACCACCAGAATATCGCCGAAGCCGATCGAGCCGTTCCCGAGAGAAATCCCAGATATGTCTGCTCGGATGAGCCCGCCTGAAACAGTCAGCGTATTCGCGCCGTCGCCCGCAATGCCGTACTGAGCGCGGTTCCCATTGTATTCGTCGACAATGAGGTTGTCGAAGGTGTTGGCGCTGAAGAACGAAACGTACCACGAACCGCTGAGAGAGTGTCCCTTGCTGATTGATACAGACTGATTGAAGCCGGAGAGCCGAACATTCGTGAAGTTCCAAAGGGCGACGAAGTTTGATGCGGCCCCGGTCACACGGATGCCATAAGCACCGGATGCGTTGGTGATGGATGCAAAGCGAATGTTGGAGATTGCCCCCCCGCTGTTGCTTGCTGACGTTGCGTCAATGTTTAGGAGAGCGCCTGCTCTTGGAAGAAGAAGAACGGCAGCGTCAGAAAAACCGGCAAGTTTGAATGGAGTGGTTCGGACGATTGCCTGACTGACATAATACAGCCCGTCAGGGACGTTTACGGTTCTTGTAGAACCCGCCACATCAAGCGCCGCAACGATAGCTGCATAATTGTCTGTACCGAATGCCACGGTCTTGTTTGTCGACACGGATAGCGTCGTGGAGGCATTCGTGGAAAGCGTAACCTGCGTCGATGACGTGAAGCTCAAGATAGTTGAGTTGAGTATGCCGCCGGCAGCCCCCGCGCCCTCAACGGCGATGGATTTTCCAACGTCGCCGGCAGAGAACAAGGCTGCCCCGACCGTAAGGACAGCGGCGCCGCTGGCAATGCTCACAGTCGCTCGCTGCACTACGGCGTCGCCACGAGCGCCGAAGTCCTTGGCGCTGATCGCATCAGCCAGTTTCAGTTGAATCGAGCGGGGAACCGCTCCCGCGACTGCCTGCGTAAATGCGAGCTTTGTCGCGTCAATTGCAGCATTTGAAGCGACTTTCGCGTTGGTGACAGAGCCATCAAGGACCGCGCCGGCGACAAGATCAGCAAGTGCGTCCTCAGCCCGCTGCGCCGCTGCTTCCGCCGCTGCCACAATCGCACTCGACACCTGATCGGTGTAGAGCCGAAACTGCGTTCCCGAAATCCGCCCGATCACCTGCATGCCAGCCGGGAGGCCGCCTGTCGCCGGGTCGTTGCCGCTGGCTGTCTTGATGGTATAGGCCGGCCCTGCCCCGTTGAACCGGACGGTGACCGGCCCTGCCCCACTGGTCTCGAAGATGTTCATGAAGACTGGCACACCTTCAGCGACAGGGCCGGAGGTTGTGGCCTCGATCGCATTCGCCGCACCGGCGCCAGCGTCATAAGCATCGACGTAGAACGGTGGAATATCGCCGGGCTCAAGCGCGTCCGCGCCAACTGCCGCAAGCGCGCGCTCTACCTCTGTCCCCCAGACCGAGGCTTCGCCCAGGTCTGCGCCGCGTGGCGAGCCATCCGCGTTCACAGGCGCAAAGATGCTGGAGGCGCGTTTGGTCAAAACTGCCATGATGATCCTCGTATGATGAATAGTTCGGGATGCCTTAAGGAGCCGAGCCGCTGTAGCTGAGGTAACCGCTGCCAGTGCCGTCGCTGGTCAGCGCCTGGATGCGCCATTGCACACTGTAGGAACTGCTCGCCGAGTTGCTGATGGTTACATCGACGCCCGGACGTGCGGCGTAGGTGTTGACGGCGGCCCAGGGGCCGAAATCGACAAACGCGCTGGCCTTCGTTCGGCGCTCCAGATGAAAGGCCGCAACGCGCATCTGCGAGGTTCTGAGAACCGCATTGAGGCTCAAGTCGACGGTCTCGGCACTTACCACGGAGGGAGCCGCAGGCGCTGCGTTGTCGACAGCGACAACGGTGTTCAGGTTTGCCGAGTTGTAACTGCCCTCGTCATCCTTGAAGACGCGCACGCGGGCGTCGATTGTCGCGCCTTCGAAATCCCCGGCCACATAGGCGAAAGTCGCTGCGTTTGTCGCAGGCCCTTCGGTCATGCTCTCCCAGGCACCGGGAAGCCCAGCAGAATAGGCGCGATAAGTCGCCTCGGTCGTGTCGTAGGATTGCGCCGGCAAAGCAAAGCCTATGCGCAATTCCTTGCCGCCCCCGGGATAGGTGATCTGCAACGCAACCATCGGCGCATTCGGTGTGAGGAGATCGGATTCGTAACCCAGTTCCGGAACCACCTCAGGCGGCAGAGCCTCGTCGGTTGCCGGAACCCAGGCGGTCAGCTGAGGCCAGGCGACAAAGGGGATCTCGACCGATCCGCTTTCGTCATCCACCCGAGGCGGCTGCATTCTTACGACCGAAGTATCGCCGAGATCGGGCTCGGTGATATCGGCATAGAAAAGCCCCCAGGCCGCAAGCCCGACCATGTTTGTGACGATGGTGCCGCGATCGGCACGCTCCATGAGAAACCGCCGCCGCGCAATGCGCTGCGCTTGTGCAGCCGAGGGGCAGAAAGGCAACTCGATATCGAAATACTTCGGCCCGTAGCGCTCGATTTCGTCTTCAATCCGAGCCCAGGCAATCCCGTCGAGGTTGACTTCGGCGATTTCGAACAGACGCTCGGGTGAATAGTATTTGACCCGGCAGATATTCGGCCGCTCTACGGCCTCCGGCCCTGAAGACCAGCTGTAATCGTAGATATCTTCAGGCGTGAACGCGATTTCTGCCGTGGGCGTGTCATCGATGAACTCGAAATAGATGAGACCATTCTCGTCGAGGCGGATTTCCAGCCCTGCCGATTCGAGAAACTGCTTCATCGTCTCGCCGCGCTCGCTCTCCCAGGCCCAGATGCCCCAGAGTCGGCAACGCTTTTCGGTGCCGCTGCGCGTCGTTACCAGCTGGTCGGCTGCAGTGGCAGTCGCCGCGATCTTGGTCCAGTTGAACCGGTCAAAGCCAAATGCTGGATCACGACGAAGCACATGCGCGCAGATCAGCGGGCCATTGTCGGTCCAGGCCGTAAGCCCGGTGCGGGGATCGTAAATCAGCGAAGCGCGGGCGATCACCTCCGCATCCGGCGCGCCATTCTGGTAGAGGCTGAGATATTTTGGCTTGGTCAGGCCAGGATTGTAAAAACGCAGTTGCGATTGCGCGATCCCACGCACCCTATGTGCTGAAGTCCAGCGAGTTGGAAACAGCGCCATCAGGCCAGACCACGCCGTTTCAGATCCGGTGCCAGCCTTGGTCAGCCAGTTCGCCCAACTTCCGCCAGGCTTGACCCACGGCGGTGAGCTGATGTCGCCATTGGCCTCGACCGTCACTTCGCGCTGACCGAGGTAATACGCCTCGATTGCGTCGATTGGGCCTTGCAGGTGGCAGATCAGGCGAGCGCGGGTGCTGCCGTCAGAATTGCCAAAGGCTTTCAGCCCACCCACGCGCACACGCCCCACCCCCTCGATGACGGAGCTCTCACCCGTCTCGAAATTGCTCTTGGCATCGGATGGCTTCACCGCACCACCCCGGGGCCGGCCCGCCAGACCGGATGCGAGCGCCAACCCACCGAACACCAGAGCATTGGCCGCGATCGTTGCGAGCGTGCCAGTGAGAGATGCGGCAATCGCAGTGCTGGACAGCAGGAAGCCGTGAATGGCCGTAGCAATAATGGAGATCGGGTCCGCCGAGGCATGAGAGACCATGGCGATGTAGGACGCACCGCAATGCATCAGGAGCTTGATGAGCTTCATCGGATGGACCAGGCCTTGAGGATGGCATCGGCGCGAGGCCGAAGAATGCGATAGCCCTGCGGCTCCGCACGCCAGGCAAAGAAACCGTTGGCAAGGAAAATCCCGCCGCATTGGCCATGGGCATGACTGGTGATGACGCCAACGTCTCCCGCTAGCGGCGATCCGGTCTCGAACAAACCTGCCCGCCCCAACACATCATCCCAAAGAGCAAGCAGAGAGCCGGAAACATCGATCAACGAATAGGCCTCACCACGGCTCGACCACCGCGGCATATCGAGAGGGCAAGACCGCACCCGTTCGATCCAGCGCGCAGGCCAGGTCGTGCAGTCGCTCTCACCCCAGATCATAGGTTGGTCGATAGCCGCATCGAGATAAGCTGCGAGATTATCTTCAATCATCCCTTGATGATCTCCGTCACCTTGACGCCGACATATTGCAGGCCCTTGTCGCCCGGATACCGCATCTGCTGTGCTGCATCCGTCCAGGCCCCGCCGAACACGAAGTTCTGGCTTTGCCACAGCGTTTCGATGGTGAAGGACACTGTCCGGATACCGATGCCCTGGCTCTGCCGGCGAGGTGAAGACAGATAGCCGGGAAACAGCTTCTTGAGACCGCCCGACCAGACTTCCTGGGTTTCCTGATCAAAAGCGCACCAGTAGACATCAGCCGGCGCGCCCTCGATCAGCCGCGCCTGATCCTTGACCGAGCGCACGAAATCCACATTGACGCCCGAAATGACGATATCCAGCTTCGCCGCTTGGCCAAATCGCGGATCTTCGACAGCAGAGAGCGATACCAGCTGCCTGCCGCCCGGATCGGAAACCCCGCGCCATTCCACCCCGCCGACCGTCTTTCGCCCAACGCCATTGTGCAGGCGCCAGGTGCCGGACGGCAGCTGCAGTTCCACGAACCAGGCACGCGCAATGTGCGGGCGCCTGAGAAACGCCCGATCAGCCTCAGAGAAAATTGGCATGGATCAACCACTCATTCGGTGAAGTAGTCACGCACGTCGTAGTCGAAGACTTCGAACAGCGAGAGCGTCAGCCCATCGAGAAATGCCGGACCCCTTTCCGCATCAGGAAGATTCGTGGAAAGAAAGCGCATGGCCATGACGGGATGCAAGGTCGCGAAATCTGACGTCGTCAGCGCTTTTCGCAACGGCGGCCAAATACGGTATCGCCCGGGCTCAATCACCTCGGTAACTTCATAGAGGCCGAAATGCAGGGGTGCGAAGCCGACCCAATCCCCGATACCGAGCAAACCACCCCAGAAATCGCCTGCAAGAGCGACAACGGAATCATCCGAGGAAACAGGTTCAGCGACAGCAACGAGTGGCTTCGACATGCCCCAGTTGCGAGCATTGCTCCACGACTGCCCATTGCTCCACGGCACACCATCGCGGCGCTCAGTCTCAGGGACATGAAGTCCCGCCTCGGAAAAGGTCATCCCGTCCCAATCGCAGAATGAAACGCGGACAGCATTTGCACCTTTGTGCAGTGCCGTGACCAACCCGCGCGCCCGACGCGCCTCGACACCTCGCAGACTGGGAAACGAGAGCTGGATGTATCGCGCACCAAAGGGCGACGTAATCGACTGCGTGACGTTGCCGATCGATGAATTCGAACCAGCTCCAATCGTTTCGGGACCGCTTAGAAGTTTATATCTGTTCCACTTGAGGCCAAGTGGCCAGGACAAAAGACGTGCCATCATGCCCTCGTCTTGCGGATGCGGGAGACAGACATTCTGCTATCGATCACCTTGGTCAGGTTCTGTCTGTCTTGCTGCATTGTCCGCTCCAGACGTGCCACAGCCTCGACGGAGGCCCCGCGCGCATCGATGACGGGAGCGTAGGTGATGACAGCACCGCCGCCGATAGCGCCGGCCGCCTGGCCACTCGCGCCCCCACCAACCAGGCCACCCTTCGCATAACCAGCGAGACGCTTGAGATTGCCAGCGCCGATGCGTCGCGTGGCCTCGGCATCGAAGACATATTCCCCCTTGTGAACAATGCCTGCGGGTTCATACTTACCGCCATTGCCGGTATATCCGCCCCCGGCAAAACCCCTGAAAATTGAGCTAAGGAAACCGCCACCGCCGAAAAGGCTAGAGGAGATCGAGTCGATGGCGATGTTTGCAAGCTTGTCGATGATCTTGTCGAGCACGTTGGCGAAGATTTCCGCCCCACTCTTACCAGCGCGAAGATCCGAAACGATTCCCTGCAAGACGTCCTTGCCGATCGCCTGCAGCTCTTTCATCGCTTCCTGGCTGGCCTTTAAGGCATCACGCTCGGCATAAGTCGCTTCGACCAACTGCTCTATTTTTGCACGTTGCTCGTCAGTGGCGGCAGCTCCCGCACGCCGCAAAGCGTTTGCGACCTGCCGCTCCTGGTCACTCATACCGATCAGCGTCTGCTCGAACTGCAGTTGCTCGATCAGCTCGGCTACCGCCTTTCGCTCACGCTCCGCCTCACTGGCAGCCTTGGACCGCCCGCCGCCTCCTGCCTTCGGAAGGCCGGTCAGTTCGATCAGCGGCCGAGAATCCGGCGTAGGTCCATTCTCCGGCGTCATGAAGCCGCCGTTCTGGATATTCCCATCAGGGCTGCGAGTAACCCCGCCATAAGCCCCCTGCGAAGGATAGAGCGCAGTCGTCGCCGCACCGGTTGCGGCATTCAGTTGCTGCACGCTACCGGCGGCCTGCAGTGCCGATGCGGCAAGCTGATCGAACATTGCGCGAAAACCGTCCAGCGCAGGGATGCCCGTCGCATTGATTGCCGATGCCAACGCATCCTGGACGTTCTGGACGTCTTCGACCTTGAGCGAGCCATCTTCCGCAGCCGCCGCGAATTGTTCGAAGGCGGACTGAAGTGCAAGAATAACCTCGGGGTCCTGTCCCTGAAGCTGAGAGTTTACGTCTGCAAGAGCAATCCGGATGTCGTCAATAGCGGCCCGCGTCCCTTCGAGCGTGCCTTCATTGATGATCTGCGCGCCCTGCTGAAGATCGGAAATCTTCTGAGTGCGCTCCAGTTCGTCGGCATAGGCCTTCAACGCCGGAACCGCATCACCCCACTCCTTCGCCACCTGCTGAATGAGCTGCGCCTGCTTCTGCAAGGCCTCCGCGGACTTATCCGTTTCGCTGAGCAGACTGGTGAAATACTGAATCGCCGTCCCACCGAGCGCGATGATGGCAAACGTGGCAAGCGAGACCGGATTGAGCATGGAGCCAAAGGCCGTCGACAGTGCTGACACAGCCCCGCCCGCGCCTGCGCTCCCGAGGGCCTGGCTGATCTGCGAGCCCTGCTGCATGGCGATCAGGAACGGAGACTGTCCGCCCGCGAGCTGGGTTGCGATATCGTTCAGCTGAAATGATAGATTCTGCGCCGCCGCCCGTTGAGATCCAAGCGACGCCACGGCTCGCCGGCCAACATTATCAAAGGACTTCGCTGCATTGTCGTTCGCCCGACTAAACCGCCCTTCGATAGACGTTGCGGTCGCGCCAGCATCCTTTGCGATGGACGCAAGCTGCTTGGCAAACTTGGCCTGTGTCGCCTCGATCGAGACGAGCAGTCGTGCGGTGTCGTCGGTGGCCACGGTTCAAAATCCTGCAATTCCGAGGGAGGCGGCCCGCTCTGCCGACATGGTCGGCGGGGCCTCGTCAGTAGCGTGCATCTTGCGGAATGCTTCCGCGCAGCATGCGAATTCCCAGAGTGTCATCTCGTTCACGGCACCAGGCGGAAAGCCCATCGCGGTGCCGAGCATGAAATAGTTTGACCAGCGTGTGCGGCCATTCGGTAGCGGGTTCAGCTCTCGCTCATCACTGTCCCCGCTTCGCCCTCCCCCGGCTGGTCCCCACCTTCCCACATGATAAAATTACGCAGGATGTCAGCGGCGACGAGCGCAAGGGCATAGAGGCTTGCCGCCTCGGTTGCCTTGTCGATTTTCTTTCTGGCATCGTCGTCCGACATTCCAGCGCCTATCAGCCCTTGCCGGATCGGCGCGAGAACATCGTCGACCTTCCACTGCTGCTTCAGGAGGCGAAGCAGCACGACGGCACAGCCGGCATCGCAGCGGTCCTCGATCGCGCGGAGGTGGCCGATCCCGAGCCGGAATCTGTCCTCGCCACCCGGCCAGGTCTTTTCGATCGCCGGACGCATCAGGCCTTGGCCGTCCGCGTCGGCAGGCCGTTGAACTCGATTGAGATCTCGGCGTTGACCACCTGGCCTTTTTCAACGGCATTGTTAAGTTCTGCCAGGATGGCCGGGCCGGACTCGTATTCGGTGTCGCCAACGGCAGCGTTGACGTGCTGCAGGCGAATATTCTTCGTTTGGCCGCTGTACCACCAGTCCAGCATCATTTCATGGCTCTGCTTGGCCCAAACACCGGAGCCGCCCACCATGACTTCCTGACTCTGCACGCCCTTCTTGATCTCGGAAGGCAGGCTTTCGTCGCTGCAGTCAGACGGCACCTCGTTCGAGTTGATATTGGCCTTCCGCTTGATGTCGCGGGCAGTCAACCCGCAGACCTTCGTGTAGACGCCAGAACCTGATGTGATCTCGACTTCCAGCACGAAGTCCTTGAATTCGGCAGAGGTGGGTGCAACCATGATCCTGTCTCCTGTCAGTTGCCGGAAACCGGCGGTTTTGATTGTTTCGCCTTGCGCGCCTGGCTCCGGTCAGGATTGGCGCAGCGGGTCGCCCTTCCAATGCTGACGGCATAATCGACGAAGTCTTGCGGCCACTCTTGGCGCTGCGGTCCCGCCTTGGCATTGAAGGACAGCATGGATTTCGGCCGCGCCCAGTTGACCTCGCGGAGAACCACCATCCAGGCCATCACTCGGGCTCCTCGATCGTTGCCGAGAGCGTGACGATTCCGTGGGTTATCTTCGGATCACGATCCGGCATCACCCGGCGGGTCTGGACGCTGATCCTCACCAGGGCATTGTCTGTCAGCACCAGATCCTGGTCATGAAACAGACGGTAAAGGCGATCGGTGATGCGCTTGGCCTCGACCTGCCCGACCGCGATGCTCCAGACGTCGAGCTGCAGATTATGCGTGCCCATCGAGATACAATCGGCACTCTCGTCGACCACATCGCTCGGTCCGAACGACCCATAGGCCGTCCGTCCCTTAAACGGTTCCTTGGGAACCACATCGTAGAAATCGCCAAGCAGCGCCATCACGGCACTGTCTCCACGGATCGTGTCATGCACGAGCTTCTGGAATTCCGCCGACGCGCTCATCGATCAATCATCCCCAGGAAGATCCGGTCCAATGAACCGGATGCCTTTTTTCATTTCACGCTTGATGCGCGATTGGATGCGTTTTCGCAGTGCCCGCCAGGCTGGGTAGAAGAACGGTTGTGCCCTGGCGCCGGGATGGGGTACAGGCTTGCCCTTGAAACTCTTGTTGCCGCCGCCGCGCGACACATTATGCGGCGCGGTGCCAAACTCGACAAAATGGGCGTAAAAGGCCTCTTTGTTCCCGGCAAAGACCGTGATGCGCAGCGCGCCGTAGCTCGCCTCCTCGGCCTTGCTATTGCGCACCTGAAAGATCGTGAATGAGCCCGTCGGTGCGTCGCCCCAGGTCCAGCCAATGCTGTCGCGCAGGTCGCCACTCTCGGTGGGAACCAATCGCTTCATCATGTCGACAAGTTCCTGCGCGCTCTTCTCCATAGCTTTGCGCGTCAGCTTGACGACGCGGGGCGGGATGGCGGCGAGCTTCGCCTCTAACTCACGGATGCCTTGTACCATCAGATAGGCACGCCGCTTTCGCAGAGCATGTCGATAAACGCACCCTTGGGATCGATCGTCACGTCGCGGATGGCGTAGGCAATATCCGACCGGCTATCGGTGGCCTTCCAGTCTGCTGTGACCTGCCGAGTGTCGGACGAAGCCCGCACGCGGATCACCACCGGATGGCGGTTTTCGAGCCGGGAGGCAATGACGGTTTCGCCGCCGCGCAGATGGGTATAGCCACCGGCTACGGTGAACTGGTTTGCCCAGTCACCCTGGCCGTTGCCATAACCATCCTCGCTGTCGATCCGCTTCGCAAACGAGATCCGCTCACGAAGCTTCCCAGCGCCACCAACTCCGGCTGCCTTCGCCATGGTCAGCTCGCGACACCGGAATACTGGAAGTCGACCTTCAACTGCGTGGTCGAAACGGCCACGCCGACGATGACGTAGTAATCGCCGCCGGTGATATCGGCGAGAGGGCAGATCTTGCCGGGCGTATCGGACAGATAATAGGTGACGCCCGCGGTCAGCACGGCGCCAACCGTCAGAAGCCCCTCTTCATGGACTTCGAGCGGCTGGCCATCAGCCGCACCGTTCAGCGCGACGGCAAGCTTGCCGGTCGCTCCACGCGCCGCCGCAGCAGCCGCGTCGGAATCGGCAAGCTGATATTTTCCAGTCGTGTCGGCATCGAGATAGATGAAATCACCGGCAACGATAGTCGCACCGGACACACCTCGATTGCGCCGTGCCGCCGCAGCGGAGATCACGGAAGCGGCAGTGATGCTGATATCAGCCATGGCGATTTTCCTTGTAGCGAATGGGAATGGTCAAAGACCGATGCGGCGATAGGGCGAAACCAGCGCCATCACGCCAAACGGCGTCTCGGAGAGCGCGGCACCAGCCGCCTCACGGTTTTCGTAGAGATGCGCGACCAGCATCTTTGCGGCGATGCTGATCGAGGCCGGAACATCAGTATCCGACGTTCCATAGCCGCAAACCATCGTGACCGAGATCGCGTCGGCTCGGTCATAAATTGAGGGACTAGCAAACTGCTGGTCCCACTCGACATAAGAACCGGAGGCGCCTTCAATAAGACGATATGTCGAAGCCGACAGCGTCTGTGACACGTTTTGCGGGTCGAAGTAGGCAATCTCGACGGACTGCACGTCTGGAAAGGCAAGACGCATCCCGCAGGCGGGCCAGCAATGAAACTTTTGCACCCATGTCTGACTGATCAGGCAGCGACCGAGGATGCCGGAATACCCGTCGAAGTGCGCTGTCGCCGCATCGATGTAGGCGCTGACGAGTTCATCATCATCGCTGTGATCGACGTTCAGGTGCCTCTTTACCTCTTCGAGATCCAGGAGGCTCGACAATGGTGCGACGGTACGAAGCGGTCGAAGCATTGATATCTCCCAGGGAAATGGCGAGGCCTTTCGACCCCGCCGCAGACGCATCGCTGATCAGGCAGCGGTGGCGGCTTCGAGCTTTGCGATGATGTCAGCCTTCTTCTCGGCCCCTTCGAGATCGACATTGAGTTCTGTCGCCATTGCCTTGAGCTGAGGAACCGTGAGCTTCGCAAGCTCGCTGCTCTTGCCACCATCATCGACCTCGGGAGACTCGACCTCCTCAGCCCATCCGTTTTCGACGGCCACGCGGGCAAGATCGCCCTTGACGATATCGCCGACCTCGAACTGACGTGTCATGACCTCGTCATCCGGACGGCCGGGAAAACTCTTTGTGACTTTCGCTTCCATGAACGTGTCTCCTGTAGAGCCGAACCAGGCCGACAAAGCGGCCCGGCTGGTTCATCCGGTTGATCAGGCCTGATCGGCCTGCGGGTTGCTGAAACCGTTGCCCTTGAGCACGCTGGCCGCGATCGGCGTGCCCGAACCATGGGTGCCGGAGAAGTCCGCCAGGAGCTTCAGGTATCGCTTGCCGCCGATATAGCCGCAGCGGTAGACGGCAGCCGCTGCATGGGCCGCGATCAGGGACTTGATGATGCCGCCACTGGCGACGGTAACACCGTCCATGTCGGCAGTGACGACGTCGGTATAGGTCGAGTCATCGTCCGAATGAGTGAGCTTGAACTCGACCTTGTTGGTGCCGGAGAACGTGATGCCGCCAATACCGATATCGAGCAAGATTTCGGCGGACTCATAACCCTGCAGGTCGACGGCGGCAGGCGTATTGTCGGCAGAAAGGACGGCGCAGCCGATCAGGACCGAGCGCGTAATCTTCGAATGGATATCCTTCATGGGACAGATCCTTGTGTTGGGAAGGATGAAGGGATGCCGGACAGGCGCCCGGCATGCTGTTCAAGTTGCAGCGAACGAAGCGCCCGCGATCAGGCCGAGATCTTCAGAAGCTTGATCGCCTCGAAGTTGGCGATGCCGCCACCGCAACGCTTGGTCGTGTAGAACCCGACCTTCGGCTTGTTGGTGTAGGGATCGCGCAGAACGCGGATGCCAGTCCGGTCGAGGATCATGTATCCGCGGCGGAAATCACCGAAGGCGATCGGAAACGCATTGGCGCCCACCGCCGGCATGTTGTCGTCGGTGTAAACAGGCTTGTTGAGGATCGTCGCGACCTCGGCTGCCGCAGAGGGCTCCTTCCAGAGGTAGTTGCCCTGTCCGTCCTTCAGCTTTCGCGCCTTGCCCATGGTGGCGTCACTCATCAGCCAGGAGGCGTTCTGGCGCATGCCCTGCTTCAGAGCATAATGTACGTCGATCAGAGCGTCGGCCGGTGCAGTGGTGGCAAAATCGGCAGCTGCGCCCGAGACGACAAAGCCGAGCTTGCCCCAGGTGTAGCTGGTATTGGCAATGGTATCGTAGGAAAGGATACCGCGCGGCTTCTTAACGCCATTGCCGGCCACGAAGGCAGCGCCTTCGAGTTCGGAAAATGCGATCTGGACCTCGTCTGCCAGCCATGCGGAGATGTCGACGATCCCGTCATCCAGCATCTTCTGCGTGGTGAACGGGTTCGCGTACATTTCCATGACTGTGAAGACGAGTTCGCGCAGCGTCGCCGTACCGGTTTCGGGGCGCGCCTCTTCTTCACCGACCCAACCAGAACCGGCGCCGCCCATGCTAACGAATTTGTTGTAAGTGTCGGTGCCGATCTGCATCACGTTGGCGATCTGCCGCATGACCGAAACAGTGCCGAGAACCCGGTCGATCTGCGTCTCGGTTTCCTTCGGCACCAGGTAGCCGCCATCAGGGTCCGACTGCGTCGTCAGGGCGGCCTTCACTTCGAGATCGGCGAGGCCGTTATCGACACCCTTGCGGAACCACTTGTTGAAGGCAGACTGATGCTCCTTGGCGGCCGGTGCAGTGGGCTCGCCAGCTCCGCCGCCGATCTCGATTGCCGCCTTGAAGGCGTTGAGGTCGTCGAGCGCCTTCTGCAGCTTGGAAATATCCGCGTTTATGCGTTCAACCTTTTCCGCCTGGACGACGTCGGCAAACTTGGCGTTGATGCCCTTGAGTTCTGCCTCGTGGGCTTCCTTGAATGCCTGGACGGTCTGTTTCAATTCCGCAAAAAGCGCATTGGCATCGCCTTCGGCACGAGCCGAGAAAATGCCACGAGCGCGGTGGTTGAGCGCGGGTGCCACGACCATTGCCAAATGGGGAAGACTGAAGGGGGCAGACAGAACCGTGGCGACGTGATCCGCATGGAAGGAGTTGCTTGCGAGAAAGACGAGCGCGCATGCGCAGAGGACGGCGCCCAGGGCGCCGATGAATGCGATCTTCATGGTAGATCTCCTAGATCTTGAAAATGTCGATGAGTTGCTGCGTCAAAGCAGCGGTTTGACCAGCGCCAGACGTGGCCTCCGGGGCAGCGCGAGACGTGCCTCCGGTATCAGGGACAGCAGCGCCAGACATGCCGCCCGTAAGTTCTGCAAAGAGTTTTCGGCGCTCCCCTTTCGGGATGCCGTTGTGAGCGAGCGCGGCCTCGATACGGCGCTTTGCTCTAATATGGTCGTCGTCGGCCTGGTTCTTCGCCGGTTGGTCCAACTTCAGGCCTTCATCAACCCGATCGGCAAACTTTTTGGCGACGGCATCCGATGCGCCCATGAAGGTCTCGGAGTCCATCAACTTGACGATGTCCTTCCGGGCGACCCCGCTGCGCGCCTCGTAGATGTCGGCTATGGCGGCATCGAACCCCTCGAACAAAGTCGCCGCTTCGGCCAGGTCATGGCGATTGCCCACCACCATGCCCCAGGCATTGTGGACCATCATAAAGGAGCCAAGGCCCATCACGATTTCGTCGCCGGCCATGGCAATGATCGAGGCTGCACTGGCAGCCCAGCCCATCACTTCGACCGTTACCTTGCCCTTATGCGCCCGCAGCATGTTGTAGATGGCGATGCCCTCGAACATGTCGCCGCCGGGCGAATTGACCTGCACCCGAACATCGCGCTCACCGATCGCACGCAGCGCAGCCGATGCCCGCTTGGCCGTGAAGCCGCCGCCCGTCCACCAGTCCTCGCCGATCACATCGAAGATAGTGATGACGTTATCACCGGAGCTTTCAGCCGCGCGCGGCGAATCTGCCCAGCTTGCCAAGACATCGCTCGGCGCGTCCCACTGGAAGTTTTGCGGACGCTGGAAGGTCTTGCCCTCAGGCAGATTTCGAAGGGTCATTGGAATTGCCCGCCTTGTCGGTTGATGTGTTCGGGTTCTCGTAGACGTCACCACCCTCGATCGGGTTCTCGTCTTCGAATCGCCGAATGTCGTTTGCGGAGTAGACCTTCATCGCGCGCCCGATCTGATAGGCTTCGAAGCGGGACTTCATGTCGCTGCGCAACAGGGCCTTCCGATTGAACTTCGCGTAGACCTGATCGTCATCGGTGATCAGGTCGCGATCAATGGCCTCTTCCCAGCAGGTGAGATGATCCTCAGCCGTGTAAGTCGAATAACCGATCGACTGCTGCTCAATCCCGGAACCCCAGCTTGTCGACTTTTCGGTGTCGCCGATCATATGCGGAGGGACGCCGAAAAACATAGTAATGTCAGTCCGAGAAAACTTGCGACTATCAAGCCATTGAGCGTCTTCCGACGTCATGCTGACCTGGTCCATCTTCATCCCCTCTTCGAGGATGAGGGATTTGCCTTCGCTGTCGCCACCAAGCTTGTAATCATCAAGCGAGGCCTTCAGGAACTCCAGCCCCTCTTTACCAAGCCGGCCCGGATGAGTGAGCACGGACGAAGGACGGGCGCCGTTCTTGAACAGTTTTGCCCCGTAATCTTCCATCGACAACGACATACCGATGGTTTCGCGAGCATAGGTGATGACGGAAACGCCCTTGACGCCATCGAGCGTGAGGCCAACCAGATGAAACACTTCACTTTGAGCTAGCGTAACTTTCCCGCCATCCGGGCGGGTATATTCAAAAACCAACGAAAGATCGTTGCGCTGCCTGACCTCGACCCTGTCAGGGTGAAGAGGGATCAGCTCGATAACCTGATCATTCGCCACAGACTTGAGAATGCGGGCGTATGCATTACCGCGCAACAGCAGGTGAGCCTGCATCATCCGCTTGAACTGCGACGGCGTCTGCCAGCGATTTGGCCGGCGCGCCAGAACTTTCCAGAGAGGATGATCGGAAGCGTCTTCCCGCACATCGGCGGAAATGCGACGCTTCACCTGTATGGGCAGATTTGCGATCGTGCCGGAAATGATCCGGACACAGGCAAAAACGGTGGCGACCTTCATCGCAGTATTGGGCGACACGATCGAGCCGCTGGATGAAACGACAGCAGCGCGGATTGCGCGCTCCAACTGGTCCGAAGTCGCGATGATCGTACCGCCGCCACTATCTTGCACAGCGTTTCGTACTTCGAGCCCGGCCGTTGATTTGCCGCGAAACGGCCAGAAGTCACGGAGCTGCATGGGCAATTGTCCTAGATGACGAGCGCGCCGCGCTGCTGGTAAATGCTGTGGCCCCGCGCAACCGGGTTGCGCGACATGATCGACACGGCGTTGAACCCTGAGATCAGAGGGTCAATCTTCGCCTTACCTGCCGCTTTCTTGGTGATGATGATGGCATTGCCAGCCTGCTCGGCCTTGGCATTGCCCACGCACCAGTTCAGCATCGGCGAATTGTGATGCTTGAGCGTGCCATCCTTCAGCTTACGCTCAGCAGCCCATATGGCATGTGAAAGCCGGTAACCCTGACTGACCGCCACAAGAGCATCGTCCGGCAGGCCTCGCCCTGTGATTTCGTCAACCAGGGCGCCGACTGACTGTGGGTCCAGGCCGATTGCACCGGCCTCCGGCATCAGGCCACTTTCCCAGAGGCGTTCGAAGAGATCGGCCAGCTCCTCGATGTCCTGTGAAGGATCTTCGCAGATCACCAGGTCGCCGCGCAGCTTGAAATCTCGGAACCGCTCGGCGAGCTGCGGGCGCAGCCGCAGGACATCATCCTGCACCCATGCCTTTGACCACCACAGCCATTCCTTGGTTTCGGCCACACGCCCGAGCACGGTTGCGCCAAGAAGATCGTCCAGGCCGCCGCCATCGACCCCGCCCACAATCACGTCGCAGACTTCGATCATGTACTCGATCGAGATCCGCGCATCGGCAGCCTGCGGCCAGTAATCGGCCCCGCGCCAACGCCCACCGTGAAGAGCAAGCCCCACCTGAACATTCAGGTGCTGTGATGCCCAAAGCTGAATGGCCTCGTCGCCCTTCAGCCGCTCGGCCTCATAGTCAGCGATCATCATTTCCAGATGCAGCGACCGTCCGAGATTGGGCATGACCAGGGGCCAATTGCGCGGATCTTCCCACGGCTTCTTTTCGTCGATCTGCATCGCCTCCGGAAACTCATAGAGGATCGGCAGAGTCCGCACATGCGACGTGATCTTCCCGTCTCTCACGCCCCTGGCATATTCCAGCTCGCTCTTGAACGCGCCGGCCGGCTCTTCGTCGCTCTGTGTGGTGATAATCACCAGGAGACCATCACGACGGCGAACCAATGCACCGCGAATCTGGCGGATAACGCGCGAGGCGTAAGAGATTGAGCCCATGAGGTGCAGCTCATCGAGCAGCACGATGATCGGTTTTGAGCCGGTCATAACCTTCATGTCGAAGGTTTTGATCTTGATGAAGGCTTTCGTCACGCGGTCGCGGATAATCTTCACATGGTCGCGAATGTGAAACCGCTTCTGAAGATAACCTTCCTCGTCTTCCTCGATCATGCCGACGACCTGCTGAAACGCTGTGTCGGCAATCTCCTGCGTCGGCCCCACGAACAGGATTTCGGCGCGCGGCACCTTGTTATTCAGCAACAATGCCAGAAGCAGGCCGGCGCAATTGGTCGTCTTCGAATTCTTCTTGCCGATCAGGGCAAAGATTTCGCTGATTGACCGGGACCCGTCATCCGCAATGGAGCCGAAGATCGTAGAAACGATCTCCTTGAACCATGGGCCGCAGGCTTCACCGAACGTTGGTTTGTCATCGATATCAGGAATGCGCAGCTTTTCGAAGATCTGCAGACCCTGCCGCGCCCTTGCCTGATCGATCGGCAGGTCAGCAAACGGCGGCTTGCCGGCCTGCAGACGCTCGAACCAGTCAGGGCAAGCGAAGCTCCAGCGAGGCGAAAGGTCGTTCGGATCGACGGCGAGCGTCATTGCAGAACATCACCCCAGCTGCTCGACCGCAAACCGCTATGCGCATCGGCGTCCAACTGCGCCTTCTTGCCCAGTTGCTCCGGCTTTGGCTCCCGTCTCGGCTTCGCGTCTGATTTCCGAGGTGCTGCGAGCGCGGAATTTTCCAGGATCTTCATCTGCCGGCTAATCGCACCCGACTTGCCCTGGCGCATCTGCGCATAATTCACCATCAGCGTTTCCGCCTCGACGATGTCCTTGCCCACGTCCAGCTCACGGGAAAAATATTTCCGCAGAGTCTTCTCGTCGCATTGCAAGACGGCAGCAATCCGTTCATGGTTCCACCCGCCAGCACGAAGGACGGAGACAAGCTGCTGATTTTCAGCGCTTTTCTTGTAGCTCTTCCGCCCCCGTGGATCACGGAGCGCTTGGACAGGCTGCCCGAACAAGTCGAGCACCTCGGTTGCTGCAGTTTGAACAGTCATTTTTGTGAACTCACAGGAAATAAAAAACCTGAGTGAGGGGGTCGCGGGTGGGGCGTTCTAAAGGCCCCAGACTTTCGCCCCCCCCCCTTCAGCGGAGGGCTCGCTCCTGCCTCTGCTTCTCGCCATCGTGGTAGGCCTTGCTGACCGTCTCGATGTTGTCCGGGTCCCAGAACAACCGCTCATCGCCTCGATGGGGGATCTTGTGGTCAGCGACCGGACTGTTGCCCGCCGGATACCGTCCGATGCAAAGCTTTCCCGTCTTCTGGCAGATGAACTTGTCGCGAACCCAGACCTGACGCCGAAGCTTCTTCCAACGCTCAGTGCCATACCAGCTACGCCAGTCGACGGTCTGATCTCGCTCTCTCAGTCTGGCTTTCTCATCACCGGGCGCACGCCCAATGCGAGGTGCAAGCCGACCGATCCGAGGCGCCATTGTCTTGAGCTTGCCCATACTCCTAGACACACGAAAGCCCGGCTCATCACCGGGCTTTACAGAAAGCTCAATTGCACTGGTTGCGGCTTAGCCTTCTCGACCTTAGGCGAGCATCGCGCACAAGAGCACATCGCCTTCGGATTGTCCTTGAGCCACTGCCTCGCCTCATCGAGGTCGATGTCACCGTGGCCCTTCTCCCGCATCACCATCAATACCCATGAAGGATCTCGACCGACATCATCTACGAGAGAAACCGCGATCCAATATCCTGTGGCGTCGATGTGATTGGTCATAGCTTTCGCACTGGCCTTGAGTCGATGTCCGCATTGCGAACCGTCAAGGCTGGGGCTGACCGGTGTACCGACCTCAGGATTTCTCCCCACACTCTCGTGCGTTTTCAGAGGCTCACTAGCAGGATCATCAGCGCGTCCAGTGGAAGGATGACTCTCACAACTTTTCGATGAGCGCAAGAGGAAGCGTCACCGCGTGCTCGGCACAAAACATCTCGACGTTGACCACGATCAGGTCAGCGGCATCCTTGCCCACGTCACCCTTTCGCGTCTCGCGAGTGACCACTTCCGCGATATGGCCCGCAAATGGACCGTCTGTGATCCGCACCTTTTCACCAACTGCGTAGGTGATCTGCGAACCCTTCCAGTCATACTCACCAGCCACGGCCCGCTGATAGAAACGCTTGACCTCGTAATGACTTATGCGTTTTGCCTCTTCTCCTGCACGAAGAAAGCCGAGCACCTTATCGATGCTCGAAATCGCCTCAAAGGCGGTCGGGTGCGGCATGAAGCGCACCAGCACATAGCCATGGATCACGGGCATGGATCGGCCCTCGACTATGCGGCCCTGACGCCTCCAGGTCTTGCCCTTGCGCATCGGCACCAGTGCCTCGATCGAGTGATCCTGCAACACCTTTTCCACAGTCTGCTCGCATCCCGTCATGGTGCGAACGGCGAACCATGGCGAATCATCAGCAGCAGAGATCGCCGCCGCGAATCGATCCTCCCGATTCGCCTTCTCGCAGATGGCCCTCTCCCGCTTGGCGATGGCCCGTTCGGTGATCTCGATCACCTGCCCTTCAATGTGCCTATGCTGCATCATGTTCGCCCTCGTCGCTTCCCGTTGCCAATGCCGCCCTGAAATCGTCCAGCCTGTCCGGCCCGCCTGCCGGGAAGTATCCGCCTCTCGGCCCCATGGGCGGGAAAGGCAGGAAGTTGTCGTCAAACCAGGCGCGCCATGCGCCCATCACCACGCTGTCCGTGGTCACGAATTCCATGGCCTCCTTCAGCCCCTCAAAGCGCTCCGGCAGGCCCACTTCGCCGCTGTTCTGCGCCTGCGCTGCCAGCCTGTTGGCCATGGGATAGCCCTCGGCCAGGCGCAGCTTGCGTTCCTCGTCGCGCTCGAAAGTGTCGGGAAAGATCGCCGTGCCCTCGGCATCGAAGGTGATGCCCTTGGCGTCGAGATAATCCTGCGCACCCACCGGGTTGAGCTTGCGCCGCCGCTCATAGGTCGCAAGCACGGTCTGGCGAATGCCATCAGCCAGCCGCACAGCCTGCGGCCGGGAAAGTACGGCTTCGAAGTAAGCCGCCGAGAACTCGCGTCCCAACGCCTTCACCACGATGCGCCCGCCCTTCTTCGCGGCAGCCGGCTTCGGCAGCTCGGCCAGCTTCTCCCAGCGCTTTTCGGCAAGATAGACCTGCGAGGAGCAGATATATTTCCGACCGCTTCCCTTGACGGCCTCAAGGTAGGCCGCCGTCATCTCGGCAGCCTTCAGCCGGTCAGTCGCAGAAAGCCGCTGCCATGCCAACCGCGCCTTCGGCTCGCTGTCGTCGACATAGGTCGGCCACGACGGATACCAGCGCTTGAAGGCTCGTTCGACGGCAAGAGGATTATCTTCCTCTTGTCCCTCACGCTCGCTCGCGCTCTCTCTCAGATTGCTATCATCAGTATTTGTTAGACCTGAGTTATTACTAAGCGCCGACTTTACCGGCGCCGGTGAATCCGGCGACGGTTTTGCCGTCGCCGGCAAATCAGTCTGCGGTAGAAATGCAACACCATCTCTAGTCGTCTGAATTCGCTCACCTTCTCTGGCCATCGGCTCATCATAAATGACCAGCACAGAGGCCGAGAACTTTCCGTCCTCACGTGTCTGTTCGCGGTCGGCATAACCCACCTCGACAAGCTCCGCGATCATCTTTCGGGCCTTGTCGCGCCCGCATTTGCCCCGCTTTACGATGTCGCCGATGACCACGGTCCAGTTGTCCGGCTTGGACAGCAGATAGCCCAGCAACCACCGAGCCTCCATCGAAAGCCGATCGTCTTCGAACACATGGTTTGGAATGGCCGCATAGCGCGCATTGCGCACCCCGCGGCGGATTGTCTGTTCGCCGCTCATTCCGCAGCCTCCCGCATTTCGGCGAGTTCGCCGCAGTTGGCCGCCACCAGCGCGGCATAGGGATAGGGCGAGACGCTGTTGCCGCAGCAGCTCACCTGCACATCCTTCGGAAATTCCACATAGCGCCGGTCCTCGCCCTCGCCCTGCCATGCGCCGTCGATCACGTAGTCGGACGGGAAGCCTTGCGCGTTGAACAGCTCGCGCGGCGTCAGCATGCGCATGCCGATATCGACGATGACGAAGGTCTGGCCGGCGATATCGAGCGTCACGAATTCTCGGCTGTCCCAGAAGCCATGCGCCCGCATGAAATCCGCCACCTCGCGGGCCCGGCCCTCCTGTTCCGGCCGGAACGGCGGCACCTCGATCGAGGCCTCGACATGGCCGAACCGGTCATTGGTGGTCACCGTGTGGCAAGGCTCGTCATGCCGCGAGCCGTCGCCGGTCCCATAGTATTTCTGAAGGTATGGAGCGACATAGGCCGCATGCCCGCCACCGGCCGTGACGGTCTTGATTGGCATGCGAAGGTCGCCCTGCCCGCCTGCCGTGTTGGAGGTGTACAGATGCGACAGATAGGGCGTCACCAGCTGCGACTTGTTCACACCGGCCGTCACCGTGCCTAGCGGCTCGTCGATCGCGTGACCGGTGCTCTCGCCGAACTGGCGCGCGATGAAGGCCGTGACCGGCATCTGCTGCGCACCGGTCGCCGTCACCGTTGAAAGCGGCTCGTCGACCCCGCGGCCCGGATTGACGCCGCCCAGGCGACGGCTGTCATTGTTCTGCTGGGCAATGAACGCCGTCGCCACGCAGTTATCTGCCTTGGTGGTCAGCGTTGCGACGGGCTCGTCGCCCCCACGCGGGCGGCTTTGCCCCGCCCTGCCGCCACAGCCGACCACGGTCGGGATGACAACCGCATGCCGGTTTTCCGTCGTGATCGTGCGCAGCGGCTCCGCCACATTGGCCGAGCGATCCTCGCCGCCTGCCCCCGGACCATAGAAGGCTGTCAGATGCGGAATGATCACCGCATTCTGATCCTTGCCGCTGGCCGTGATCGTGTGGTGAGGATCTTCGACCGAACGCACCCCGCCGCCCTGCTGCGCATAGGTCAGCACGGGAGCGACCAGCGTCATTCCCGCCCCGCCAGCCGTGATAGTATGCAACGGCTCGTCAGCGCCGTTGAACGGCTTCTGGGCATTGCGCATGGTCATTACATGGGGAACGACAACGTTATGCTTGATGCCGCTGGCAACGACCGTGCCAAGGGGCGCGTCGACATCCATGCAGCGCGGAGCCTGCCCTGGCCGCTCGCCATATCCGGTCTGGACCAGAAACGGCCGCTCCGCATCCAGCACATAGCGCTTCATGCCCCGCGCCACCCGCGCCATCGTATTGTCGGCCAGAGGCCGCACGGCCCGCAGCCCGTGCTTTTCGAAGATCTCTGCCTTCGTGTCGAAGATCGAAGGGCAAGGCAACGACCAGTCGATGATTTCGGCCGCTGTCCGCCATGCCTTGAGCGGGACCGGCAGATAGGCCGGATCATCCGGGCTGCCATAACCGTCACGCAGCAGCTTCTTCGGCGCGACATGCGTCGGCATGGGCCAGACGATCGGCTTGCCGTCAAACCGGATGACCAGAAACAGCCTGTTGCGAATGGTCGGCGCGCCGTAGTCGCAGGCGCGCAGCTCGCGCCACTCGATCTTGCCGCCCAGTTTGCGGATCTTCTTGCACCAGGCCTCGAAGGTCTGCCCACGCCGCTCAGGGCAAGGCATCAGCCCGCGCTCGGTCTCGACCAGCGGCCCCCAATCCTTCCACTCCTCGACATTTTCCATGGTCACGACATCGACCTTGCCGCCGCTTTTCTGGATGCGCTCGATCCAGCCGGGAATGATCCAGGCGAGATCGCGGATATTCCGCTCCACCGGCTTGCCGCCCTTGGCCTTGGAAAAATGCTTGCAATCGGGCGAAAAATGCATGAGCCCGATATGCCGCCCGCGCATGTGGTCCAGCGGATCGACCCTGTAGACATTTTCCGAAAGATGCAGCGTCTCCGGATGGTTAGCCGCATGCAGCGCAAGGGCTGCCGGATTGTGGTTGATCGCGATATCGGGCGAACGACCGAGCGCCATCTCGATCCCGGTCGAGGCCCCGCCACCGCCGGCAAAGCTGTCGACGATCATCGGGCGGCCCTTGTAGAGGCTCGGCATGACGACCGGCGAAGCCGTGTCGAAGAGGGTGTGAATGGTCATGCCGCCACCTTTCCATCTGTCTCCGGCCGGCGCGGGCTTCGCCCGCTGGCCTTGAATTTCTGCAGTTCGCGTGTGTCGCGGCGAATGTCGGGATTGATGCCCAGCGCCAGCCAGAGGGCGGCTTGCGTCTCCTCGCGCAGCGTGCCCTCTCCGGAAAGTGCCAGCGCCAGGATCGCGGGCGAGACGCGGGCATATCTGCGGATCCGCATCTCTTCCCGCCGCTCGCCATCCACCCGGCCAAGATCGAGCGCGCCGTCACCAAGTGGAAAGAACGCCCTCTCATGGCCCGCCTGCCGAATGCTGGCGGTGAGGAACAGCGCCAGGTCCTGGCGGTTGAAGTCGAGGTGGTCCGTCATGCCGCCACCGCCTTCTCGTCGCCAGCCCAGCACCAGCCGCCATCGACCGCAATAATCCGGCCATCGGCGCTAAGCCGTGCAATGATCTCATCGGCAGTGGTGGGCCGCACGGCGATCGCCATCCGCAGCGCCCGGCTGTCGAAGCTGGCAGGCGTGTCGCAGATCCAGGCGAGCGCCCGGTCCATGTCTTCATCCACCCGCTCATCCAGCGTCTTGCGCGGCGTCTCCCGGGTGAAATCCTCGTCGTCGCGGATCACCACAGTCGGAGCAACATGGCCGCCCTCGCCGGGCGCCAGCGGCTCGGCATGCGCGAAGGCCTGCCAGTCCACACGGATGATTTCGGGATAGCCCTTGTGGCCATATCGCTCGCCACCCATCTGCCGCTCCCAGACAAACCAGGCGGTGTTCATCTGGCTGGAGGCCTTCGGCCCGTCCCAGCCGTCTCGATGCATCATCGGCAGACGGCGCGTGAACACGTAGATCCGGCTTGGCGGGTTCTCATCCATCACGAAGCAGCGGTCAGGATCTTCAAACCCGGCCAGAAAGTTCAGGTTGAGCAGCATCGCCATCTTGCCGGGGCGAAATGCGCGCAGTGCATGCGCGATATAGGAATTGGCAATGCCATAGGGCGGATTGGTCACGATATCGGGGCCGCAGCGCGTGCCGGCGGCAAAGTCGGCATCCGGCATCATCTTCAGGAAATCGGCCACGCTCTGGCATTCGCCGTGCTGGGTGGTCATGCCACGATCGACAGAATCCGAGATCCGGACATCATAGCCCGCAGCTTCCAGCGGGCGCAGAATTGCCCCCTTGCCCACGCTTGGCTCCCAAACGGTGCGGCGGAAACTCTCCAGCGCCAGAAGAACCCGCACGGCCTCGATCGGCGTCTCGTAAAGGTCGTCGCCGCGCTCTTCTTTGGTCGCCGTCTTGGTGCCGATCGCATGCCCGGCCGCCGCCTTCAGGCTCGCCCGGCTGGGCTCCAGCCCCTCTTCTAGCCGCGCCTCAACAATACGCTCGACAAAGCCCGGTGATTGGCGCTCGGCATTGCGCAAGCTGCGGGCCTCATGCAGCCGGCGCTTGTCGATGCCGACCTCTGCCAGCGAAAAACGGTCCTCGCCCTGGACCGTTTCCGGTCGTCCGCCGCGCGAGATCGCGCCTTTGGCCTGCGCCTCGTCGACGGTATCGGCCATCGCGCAATAGGCCAGCGCCTCGATCTTCAGCGCATCCGCCTGCATCAGCCGCGCCTTGTCGACGAGCGACCGGCTGGCCTTCACGCGGGCGGCATAGGCCCCCGCCGCCCGCGCCTTGTCATAGGCACCGGACGACAGCAGAAGTGCCGCCTGCGCATCGCCCTCGTCGAGGCAGACCCGGGCGCGGGCAATCGTGGCAACCAGTTCGGAGGTTTCGAGTGTCGCGAGATCGCTCATGCTTCCCTCACCTCTTCCAGGAGCGCGCAAACCGCGCGCTCATCCATCTCCAGCCGGACGGCAATGCAGTCGGTCGAAACCCCGTCGCGCCACAGCTCCAGCACACGCGAAAGCCGCGCCTGCTTCACCAGCAGCGCGGCCCGCACCGTCTCATTTTCCGCCCGCTCACGCATCGGCTTGGCCCTCAATCTGAAACGCCGAAAGCAGGTCCAGCATCTTGCTCTTGAGTTGCGCCGCATCGAGCGCGACGGTGGCGTTCGTCAATTCTCGCCACATCAGCCGCAGTCGCTCGCTCGCCTCGCTCGGCGCTTCCGCCTCGGGACAGGGCAACCGGCCCTCTTTCGTCCAAAGCTCCGCCGCAAGCCGAGACCGATCCGGGCAAGCCACCTCACAACGGATCTTCTCGCCCAGCGCCACGAAGCTCGCGCCGCAGGTGAAGGCGATGCGATGCGCATGCCATTGCGCCGGCTGCCCCTTGGGCGCTTCCGTGCGCGCCGCGCCGCAGCAGGGGCAGGCCTGCCGGGTGCCGAGAAAGTCGATGAGGGAAACGAGGGTGCCGGTCATTGGCGCTTCGCCCAGACAAGGCGGCTGTGATCCGCACACCAGCTTTTGCCGGAGAGCGCCGGCTGGCCGCAGCAGGGCGTATCCCGGCCATCATCGGCGAGAAAACCCGACAGCAGAAACCGGCACTGCTCACGCGCCACATCGCCAAAGCGCACAGGCTCGGCACCCGGCACGGCAAAGCGGTCGAGATCGCGGTGATAGCCGGTCTGCTTTACCCAGCCATGCGGCAGGCTGACATCAGCGCCCTCGTCGCGGTCCGTCAGCGCCCACATGGAAACAACCGGCAGCGTGACCACTCGGCTAGAGGCTTTTGCTCGCCTCGGCTCCGGCTTTTGCGTTTCGAGCTTGACCTTGATCCGGCTCGCGATCGTGCTCGCGGAACCATCTGCGTGCCGACGCCTGTGGATGCGGCCGAGAACCGAATTGCGCGAGCGCGCCAGCGTGTGGCCGATCTCGGAAGCAGACTTGCCATCTACCCAGAGAGACATCGCGGTTTTGTCTTCCGCCTCGCTCCATGGTTTTTCGTTTGCGCCGCGGCTCATGGCTTAACCCTCCCGACCCGGTCCAAGACCTCGCGGCGCGTCAGCTTTTCCGCCTCGTCCTGCCGCCGGGCCACGCTGCGCGCGTCGCGAATCGCCTGCCAGCGACCGGGCTCCCAGGCCCATGTCGGCAGATCGACCAGCATCGCGTTGCCCGCCATCCGGCGCACCGGGTCTTCGCCATGAAACTGCAGCTCCGGCGTTGTTTCGCTTGGCGGCAGCAGGAAGAGCACGCAATGCTTCAGAAAGGTTGGCTTGAATGCCCCCCCCTCGTCGGGCCGGATCATCATCTTGCCGAGGTCAGGCCCATCGCCGAGCAAAACGTCGAACTGCTCAGCCGCGCCGAACTTCACGCCGAACTCGGCAGAGGGAATGCTGATCTGCAGCCGCCATCGCGCCCGATCGGCGCGCCCTCTCTGCACCGTGGAAACCTTGAAGGAGCCGGCGGATACCTTCGCCGCAGGCTGGATCTTGACGAAGCCCATCACGCTTTTCCTTTTCTGGAGATCTGGATCGTTCCGTTGAAATCCCGCACCTCGATGCCCCGGCACTTGCGCCAGTCGGTTTTCAGAGCGGTCATTTTCTCGATATCGGCCATGGCCATCAGGTCGGCGCCGCCAACGTTCGGCAGTGCGGCGCGTTCGATCATGCGGGCGGGGTCGAGCGGGCGATGCAGGTCGTAGGGAACGAGCGTCATGGACGGCCCCCCTTGGCGATATGGCGGGCCGCATGAAGCGTCCGGTACACCGCGTCTTCCGACGCGCCGATCACCTGGGAGATTTCCAAAGTGTCGAAATGGCCGGAATTCCACAGCACGATGGCGGCAAGCGCCTGAAGATCGGAAACCTTGCCCGACATGGCGGCGCTGCTGCGGCGGCGATGATCGACTTGGCCGGAGATCATGGCTCAAGCGTCCCCGACAATGCGAAGGCTGGCTGCTTCGCCGCCCCGCGCCTTGATGCCGGCCAGCGACATGCGGAACTTTGAAAGGCTCGCTTCCATGGCGGCGGCCGGCCGGTCCAGCGTCTGCGCTTCGGACGGCGTCACGCGGCCATCGGAAATGACCTGCGCCAGTGTGTGGGAGATCTCGGCACTCTGCCGCATCACCTCGGCATGCGAGGTCAGCACGCCGATTTCCTGTTGAAACTCGACATCCGGGACCGTCAGCCGACGGCCCGAATTGTCGGCCAGGACGGCCGTCACCAGCGGGTGCCGACAATCACCTTCCAGCACCACGATCGCGCCCAGCGGCATCAGCTCCGGATCGTTCGGGTTGTTCCAGCGGCCCACCTGGCTTTGAGAAAAGCTGGTCAGCTCGACACAGCGGGCAATGCCGCCACAACGAGCGATCAGATCCCGCTGCGCGGCCTTGAGGCGATAGTGAATGGCATCGGACATGGCGATGATCTCCAGAGACAAAAGGTTTCCCGCGCCGGGAAAACCCGGCGTCGTTTCCCGTGGCGGGAAGGATCAGGACTTGAGAAAACACCAGTCATGGACAGCGCCAGACCGGCCGCAGATCAGAACCTCAGGGAGGCCCGCATGCAGAATAAAAATCGCCCGGAGCTGCCAGCAAAGCCGATGAGGTCCGCCGCCATGCGGCGCTCCGGGCAGGTGGCGCGGCCAGCATCAAGCCGCGCAGCAGGGAGAATGCGCCCGTACAGGCCGATAGGCCGTCCGAGCTTGTGCGAGGTGCCCGCGCAGGCGCTTCGCGCCGCGAGCGAGAAAGAAGCAAACCCACCGCGACGGGACTGTCCTCGATGGCGGCGACGACCGCACGCCGCGATGGGTTATCCGTCATCTCCACAGAGACGGACATGTGTGGAAGCGCGCTCATTCGGCGGCCTCCTGAAGGGACTGGATCGGGCGAGCCACATCGGCAGGCCATTCGGCGCCAGCGGGCCAGTTGTCAGAGAACCAGGACATGGCGGACTCAAAGCGTGCCGTACCGATATCGCCACCAGACCGGATCATATCGAGCCGCTTGCCACCAGACAGCAGCAGCGTGGACAGCCGAGACCTGCTCATGCCGGTAAGGGCGCAGAACTTGTCAGCCGTCAGGATCAATTGGTCGCGTAAGGTCATGCGCCAAAATACGCGTATTTAATTACGCCTGTCAACGCCACAAAATACGCTACCAGCAGAAAAGGGCCGCGTACTATGATACGCACCATGAACAAGATATTGATTGAGCGGCTGAATCAGCTCTTGGCACAGTCCGGAATGAGCGCGCAGCGCCTCTCTATTGAGGCGACTGGCGCAAAGGAAACCGTGCGCAAGATCCTGGACGGAACGTCGAAGAACCCGCGCATTGACACCATCCTGAAGCTCGCAGCTGTCTTGAACGTAACGCCGCAATACCTGATGGGCGACGACGACGAAACGCGGGGACAACAAGAATCCAACAGCGTGACATCGCCGCGATCCGCGCCTTCCCTGCCGGCACGCACCACAATGCTCCAGGACGTACCCGTCATGGGCACCGCCGCTGGCTCTCATCTTCGTGGTGCCTTTGAATTCGAAGGTGGAATCGTGGATTACGTGCGCCGCCCACCGGCTCTTGTCGGCACTCGGGATATCTACGCCCTGTTCGTCGAGGGCGTATCGATGGAACCACAGTATTTTCCCGGCGACTTGATCTACGTAAACCCGCACAAGCCACCGCGCTCAGGTGACATCGTCGTCATCCAGTGCAGGAATTCGGCGAACGAACCCAGCGAAGCGACACTCGGCATCTTTCGCGGCACAAACACGAAGTTTGTCGTGATCGGCAAGCGCAATCCTGTCGCAGATATCGAGATCAGCCGCGAGACAGTTAAGAGCATCCACAAGGTGCTGTCGAACAACGAGCTGTTCGGCGTCTGACAGCCGAAGTCACCGCCCTAGACAACGGCGCCAACCGCAGCCGCTTAGCCTGCCTTGGCAATCTTCAGAGTAACAGCAAGCCGTCCCATCTGCTCGCAGTGCGCGGCCTTGACCGATTCTGTCATATCTTCGAGGCGTCCCGGAAACAGAACGACCTCATTGTCTACGTTCTTCATAAAACGCAGATCGTCGGCGGGCACCCTCGAACGCACAAGCGCGCGGATTGCGTCCGGATCCAGCTTCAGTCCGCACGCCGCCTCCGACGCCATGATCTCGCCCAGGGCCCGCGCAAGATCGCGGAGATCATCCGCTTGCGCCGGAATTGCCAAAACGGCTGAAACAGCAAAAACCAGAATTGCCCTCATAACTCGCCCCCACTCGCGGCAGCACCACCTTAAGCGGCAGCGCTGGCCGGCGCAACCCGCCAAAACGCCGCTTGAATAATGCGTATTTTATTACGTCCGTACTCTTGACGCGTAATTTATTACCCGTTAGCGTAATTACATCCGCAGCGATCCTCCTCCCAGTTGCGGAAACCGCAAGACCGCCGCCGCCGGCCACTCCTCCTCCCTGCGAGGCCGGCGGCGACGGAGAGCCGGGAGGCCGGAGAACCGACATGACCTCCATCACCATGCCATCACCCGCACAACCAACACTGGAGCGCAGACAGCGCGAACGGGCCATGGAAGAATACCAGGCCTTTCGCCGTCTCAGCGCGAAGCCGGGCGTCACCATCACCCGCCTGTCGCAGCAGGGCCGCCCGCTTGCCGCCCCGGTGGCGCGGGCCATGAGCCTTGAAGAACAGCTCGAGGCGGAGATGCTGGGCTTCGAGATCGATTGCGCGCTCGCCATGCGCCGCACGGAAGATCATCTGCAGCACTCCGCCACCATCCATTTCGCCATCAGCGCCCAGGCTTTTCTGATCCTCACCCTGTCCGTGCTGGCCTTTGTCTGGCTCGCCGCACGCATTGCGACAGGGGTTTGAGCGATGCGCGCACCCCTCTCGATCATCATTCATGATGCCTCATTCGGTATCTGGCAGGACAATCCGCACGATCCAACCTTCAGGTCTGAGATCTACGCGGAGTTGATACGCCGGATGCGAGGTCGCGGCTGGTCGATTCGGGCAGATCGGGAAACCCGCAAGCGCTACCCAAGCTTAAGCCCTAGCCAGAGAGAAGGCGCGAAAGGCACGTTGCGTTGCGCCATCGAGATTACGGGCCGGGTGGTTAGGATCGAGTTCTGGTCCGAGACCGCGCCGCAGATCAACACCTACGGGCGCTTTTACGATTTCGACAAGTTGAAGCGCATGTCACGGCAGGACGCAAGACGCGTTGAGTTGGAGTTCAGGCGGCTTCTCACCTGGCTGGAAGGCCTGGCGCAGATTGAGGTCAAGCGAAGCGGCGAGGCTGGCATACCGGCACTGGCCCGCATCGAGAAGCGCTATGCGGAGAGCTGGCACACCGACAAGCATCTCGGGCGCCCTATCTGCACGTGCGACAGCAACCGCAAATCGTCAGACGGCAGCTTGCTCGAGCACGGGCAAACAGTCTGGTTTGCAGGCCCCGGCGGCCGGATATTGCGCGGCACGGCATACTACAACATCAACAATATGTGGTGGGTGGTCGCGGGCGGCAAACTGCACAACGAGTCGAGCGGCAGGCTTTTCGCATCGCAGCCGGAAAACCTGCGCACGAAGCGAAACGCCAGAGAGCGCCGCAATCGCCTTGAGCGGGAGCTGCAAACTGCGGTCCAGCGCATGGACTTCCAGCGCGCCCACATTCTGAAATCGATCCTCTTCGGAAACGAGCAAACCTACATGATCTGGGCACGCGGAAACGCTGCCTATTACCGATCCCAATACGCCGGTTACACTACCGACAGCGCGGCGGCTGGCCGATACACAAAGGCAGAAGCCGAGGCCGAATGCCGCCGTCTACCGCACGAACTTGAGATGGTCTGCCCGGATGGCACCCGCGTCCGGTTTGATCGGAAGGAGGCAGCATGAAGGCCGTCCTTACCCACCTCCTGGCCAACCTCCCGGTGATCCTATGCCTGCTCTTCGCCTTCTACATGGTGGTCAATGGCATTGGCGGCTGGGGTTGGTTTCTGGTCATCGCCTTTTTTCTGCGCGTGGTCGTATCGATCAACAAGGGGGCAGGCGCATGAACGGCAACACAATTCGCCTCATCGCCTTCACCGGCCTTGCCCTGGCCTCAGCGCTCGTCGCCATCCTCATCGTGCTTGTCGCCCTCACCTGGTCGCTGCTCCAGCCGATCGATCATGGCGGCGAGATCAGCATGCTGGCGCAAGCAGGCCTCCTGCGCGGGAGTATGTGAGCCATGAGCCGCCCCGACACCCGCGCTTCTCGCGCAATCACCATCCTCGCCCTCGTCGCGGCCTTCCTCATCCTCTGGTGCCTGGTCATACTTCCCATTCTCACATGGGGCACGCCGCGATGAGCAAGCCGGAAAACCCCGAAGCCCCGCTCCTGCCCTTCCGCGTCCATTTCGAAGACGGCGAGAGCCTGATCACACACGCCCCGGACGCCACAACCGCCCGGGCGCAGGCCGGAAAACAGCGTGCGGGCATCATCCGCAAGGTCAAACGCGACAGGAGCGGCGAACATGGCTGACATCACCCGAACCCCTCCGACTCGCGCCCAGGTGACAAGCGCCCTGCATGCAGCGCTGAAGAAATTGCACCATCGCGGCGCCGAGACCCTACCGGAGACCTGCGCTGACCTTTGGGACGATAGCCTGGAGTTGATCGAGCTGCTGATGGCGATTGAGGAAGAGCTGGATGCTGAAGTCAGGTGCAACGCCGAATTCGACTGGCGCGGCGCCCCTCAGCAAAGCGCCACCACCGCCGAATTTGTCGACTGGATTGTGAAGGAAACGCGCAATGGCTGACATCACCCTCTGGCTTCCCGAGCGCGACACGGTCACGCACCAGGCGCTAGGCAAGGCAGCGGAGGAATGCGGCGAACTAACCCAGATCCTCGCCCGCTGCATCATCCAGGGCATTGAAGGCCGCGACCCGAAGACCGGCCAGCCCAACCGCGAGCGGCTGGCAGAAGAACTGGCCGATGTCGACGCGGCAATCTCATGGCTCTTCGAGCTGCTCGACCTCGATATCGAAACCCACAATGCCCGTAGTGACCGCAAACTCACGGGCTTCCGCGAATGGGCAGACATGATCAAGGGAAGCCCGGCCGAATGAACCAGCGCGCCACCACCAACACCCCCTCACCCCCGCCAGCCCTGACCCCGGCGCAGAAAACCCTCTGCGCCAGGGCGGCAGAGCTGGAGCCGCTGCTCTCCCCCGGCTGGGTGTCCTTCCGCAATATCGAGGAAGGCCGCACGGAGGTCATGGTCGAGGGTGATGCGGAGAATGCGCCGATTCTGGCGCTGACCGAAGAGGCAAGCCATGCCGACCGCGAGATGATCGTGCGCGGTGCGCAGATGGTCCGGGCGCTGGTCGCCGCCGGCCGCCTGCTGAAATGGCGGGTGGCCGAGCTGAAGGCCGAGATCCGCCATTTGCGCGGCGAGCCCGATCCGGACGCCAAGTCCTTCAGCCACGCCCAGCAATGCGGGCGCTACTGCAACGACCCGGCCTTCCGCTACTGGCTGCGCGATTTCCACGGCGCTGACATCAGCGATGACAAACGCGTGGCCAGCCACATCAGAAACAAGCTGCAGATCGAAAGCCGCGCCGAGCTGGACACCAACCCCGCCGCCGCCCGCCGCTGGCAAAGCCTGCTGGAGAGCTTCAAGAGGAGACAGAGATGAGTGACACTTTTGACTACAAGCCCGGCGCGGCGAGCCGCATTCCGCTTCTGTCGGAAGCGCTGCTGCATTATGCCTTCAATCAGGCTGACGAATTCGTCACGCTCGGCCACAGCGTCCGGGAGGCAACATCGACCGTGGCCAACTTCATGCTGGATGCGGCCTGGAATGTCGCCGCAAGCGGCGCCGTTGCAGATGGTTTCGTCCCCAACAAGGACAGGTTCCGCGCCCGCATCGAAGACGTGATGAGCCGGTCGAGCTTTGGCGAAACTCAGCGGCCTGACGTGCCGGCAGCTGACGCAGGTAAATGCCCCATCTGCGCCGAGCCGCTGCGTCCGGACGACCTCTGCGCCTCTGACATCACCGAAGGCACCTGCCACGCCGAATGCCTGAGAGGGTCGCCGGTCGTGGATCTAGATACAGGCGAGGAGCTGCCGGACGGCAGGGTCGATACCTTCCTCGCCCGCGAGATCATTGAGCCTGGGCGGCAGCAGCGAGACAAGTTCGAAGCCGCAGTCGTGAAGCGCCTGCAGGAAAGCGGCTTCCTTGAAGTCGAGATCCGCACGGAATGCCTGGCGCGTGTCGGCCAAGGATACCAGGACGAGGTCATCAACTCTGGCTGGCATTACTGGAACGAGGCTCTGTGGCAGAACATCCCGCTGGTCGATCCCGGCTTCGGTCGCAGCCCAGACGGCCTGGACTTTGCCACGCCTGACGAGGTCTTCGACAAGGGACCGGAAGCCGTGCGTGAATGGCAAGAGGCCCGTGGCAGGAAGCCAGAGACCCCGCCACCCTCATCACATTTGCGGGTGGACGCAGACGCGAAGGCGCTTGAGGCAGTCGAGGCAATCTTTGCCGACCTGCGTGACCGGCGCTTCCTCAAATGGCTCTTCGACCGCGACGGAGACGCAAATCTGATTGGCCGGTTTGACAACGGCGAAGAACTGCGCGGGCTCGACCTCGAAGTGCAAGCAGAGATTAGAGCCGATTGGCAGGCCATCATCGCCAAGGGCCTTTCCAGCACGGAGGGCAAAGACAATGGTTGACCAGCAGACGATTGAGAAAGTCGCAACCGCTATCGACAGTGTGGACCTCAGCCACAGCATGCGCCTTATTCGGCTTGTCGACGGCGTTTCCACCTACCGATTGGAGCTGGACGGCGCAGTTGAGGAGATCACCGACACCGACGAAGATGATGCCATTGACCTTTGCTACGCCCTTATCAGGAAGGTCAAACAGCGCAAGCAGGCCGAGGCGGTAATTGCCGTTCTAACCACGGAGGGCCAGCAATGACCGTGATCGGACGAGACCGTTACAGCGAAAACATGCTGGAAAAGCGGCGCTACAAGGCGTCCAAATGCCCGCAGTGCAAGGCCAGAACGCTTGATGAAGCTGAAAAACTGTGCAGCGCAACGCAAGGCATTGATGGCGATTATCACTGCGCAGGCGATGATGAAAGCAGCCTCAATCCGTTTGGGGTCAAGTGGGACACTTCAGGCCGAGCCTGTGAACTGGTCGCAGCTGATGCTCGCGCCGAGGCAAAGGCGCTGGACGATTGGTGCATGTCTGAGATGGCGAAGATGGAAGCTGACAACCCATCGCCCCAACCGAGGGAGGCACCCTCGCCATGACCACGCCCCAAACGAGCCATCGAGATTTCAGCCCAGCCTGTGGAAACAATGTGGACAAAGCACCATGAGCCGCGCGCGCACTTACACAAAGTCCGAGATCAGCGATGCTGCCGCAGCCGCAGCACTGCACAATATCAGGGTGGTCATGCACCCCTCGGGAGAGATTGAATTCGCTCCCAAAAGCTTTGCTGCGGTCGATCGAGAAGAAGACACTGCGGAAAGAGCATTGAGGAACTGGCAGGATGGAAGGAAAGCTCGTGGGCGTGCATAAGATCAACGTGAAGCTCGCAGGCGGTGAAACGGCGACCTATTATTATGCATGGCGCGGCAAGGGCGCGCCGCGGATCATGGCGAAGCCAGGCAGCAAGGCCTTCACCCAGGAATATTTGCGGCTCATCCGCGACAGGCCGGAAAAGAAGGCCGAGGTAGGCACGATTGGCTCGGTCGTGGAAGACTTCCGCGCAACGGCAAAATACCGCGCACTGGCCGCCAGCACGCGGCGCGATTACGAGCGCATGTTTTCGGTGATCCGGCTGGAATTCGATACCTTCCCCATTTCCGCCGTAGAGGCCCGAGGAAGCCGCCGGGTGTTTCTGGAGTGGCGAGACACCATGAAGGACGCGCCCCGCTCAGCTGACATGCATCTGGGCCTGCTGGCGCGCGTCTTCGCCTGGGCGAAGGATAACGAGATCATTCTGCGCAATCCGCTGGAGCGGGTAGAGCGCCTGCACGAAGGAAGTCGGCGCGATGCTGTGTGGACAACGGAGCAGATCAACAAGGTGCTGAACGAGGCGCACCCGCATATACGCGACGTGGCCAGCATGGCCCTTTGGACAATGCAGCGCCAGGCAGATCTCCTCACCATGCCCACCCTTGCCTTTGACGGCGACCGCGTGTCGATCAAACAGCAAAAGACGGGCGCCAGAGTGCGGATTTCGGCTGCGCCCGACATCCTGCCGATCCTGCGGCGAGCAAGGGAAAAGGGACGTCAGCGCGTGCTGGTCAATTCATTCGGCCAGAACTGGACCTCAAACGGCTTTCGCGCCTCCTGGCGCAAGGAAATGGCGCGGCTCGGCATCGAGGGCGTTACCTTCCACGACCTGCGCGGAACGGCGATCACGTATGCCTACGCCATGCTCGATCGCTCGCACGAAGAGAAGATCCAGCTCATTGCCGAGATCTCTGGACACTCCCGCGACGAAGCCGAAACCGTCATCCGCCGCCACTACCTCGCCGGCCACGAAATCATCGACGCCATCAGCCGCGGCAGATCGAAATAA